TGGGGCCCCGGTCTCGTGTCGAAGATCGGTGTGACGTCCTCGGCGGAACACATCACCACCGTCACCTACGCGGCGGCCACGAACCGGCTGGCGATCCTGGACGGCGCGCAGGCGGCGTCGGCGGCGACCCTGTCGTCCCTCGCTGGGACGGTCGCGGCGGGAGTGACGGCCCCCGAGTACGGGATGCTGTGCGCCCCGTACCTAACCCTGCCGGCGGTCGCCGGGACGGGGTCGGCGACCCGGTCGATCGCTCCGTCCGCCGCGGCCGCGGGGCTGATCTCCGCGCAGGTGTCGGCGGGCCTGGCGAACGTGGCCGCGGCTGGCCCGAACGGCGCGGTGCCGGTGGCCCTCGGGGTGGCGCAGACGTTCACCACGGCGGAACTGGACACCCTGAACGGCTCCCGGGCGGTGTGCCCGTTCCGGCAGCCGTACTCGGCCACGGTGAACCCTCCGGTGGCCCTGTACGGGTACAACACCCTCGGCTTGTCCTCGGGCGGGTGGCGGCAGGCCACCGCGCAGCTCCTCCGCCTGCGGCTCACCGACGAACTGCAGCTGGTCGGCGAGCAGTTCATGTTCACCCAGATCGACTCCCGGGGTCAGACGATCGCCGAGTTCAACGCGGCCCTGTGCGGGGTGCTGCAGGGCCACTACGACGCCGGGGAGCTGTGGGGCGACGACCCGGACGACCCGTCGACGGCGTACATCGTCGACACCGACACGGTGAACACGGCCTCGACGATCGCCGCGGGTGAGCTCCACGCCCGGGTCGGGGTGAAGATCGCCCCGCACGCCGAGTTCGTCTACATCGACGTGGTGAAGTCCGCGGTCGACCAGACCCTGGCCTGAGAGGAGAGTCGGCCGTGACGTCGCAGCAGAACTGGAAGATCACCGTCTTCGTCGACGGGGTGAACACCTCCACGTGGGACAAGATGTCCGGCGGCGAGGTGGACTCTGTCGAGGTCAAGTACCGGCCCGGTGGCATGAAGCCGGAGAAGTCCTACGGCGGCCCGCAGACGATCACGAACATCACCGTGTCCCGGAAGTACGAGGCCGACCGGGACCACACCCTCGCGAAGAGGTGGGTCGGCCGCGCCGGGAAGGCCCGGGTCACCGTGCACAAGCACCTGCTGGACTCCGACGGTGTCCCGCAGCCCAAGCCGTACACCTACCGGGGCACGCTCAAGAAGGTCACGGTCCCCGACGCGGACTCGATGGGCAACTCCCCGTCGATGATCGAACTGGAGATCACCCCTGACGGGACGGTCGGCTGATGGGCTCCCCCCTCGCGGCGCTCGCCGCCCGCCGGGAAGAGCTCGTCGCTGAGCTCGTCGAGGACGTCCCTGTCCCCAGGTGGTCGAACCCGGCGTTGACGCTGCGGATCCAGCCGGTCGAGCACGGCATCATCGACGCGCAGCGGACCAGGGCGTCGAAGATGCCCAAGGGCAAGAAGCGGGACGAGGCCGTGTTCCGCGCGAACGCGGTGATCGTCGCGGCGGGGACCGTGGAGGTCGTGGTCGGAGACGACGACGTCGACCAGGTCACGCAGGACCTGACGGACCCCGAGTTCCTCAGTGCGCTGGGGTTGCCGGAGGACACCAACCGCGCTGACGTGATCATGCGGATCGCGTTGCGGGACGGGGACGTCCTCACCCTGGCCCGGAAGGTCGTGGAGATCTCCGGGTACGTCGGTGAGACCGACGAGGAGTTCCTGGGGGAATAGAAACCCACCCGGCGGTAGAGGCAGCGGCTGTAGCGCTGCTGCGCGGGTGGGGAGACCCCCTGGCGTACCTGGCCGAGGAGGGGGCCCGCCGGCTGGTCGCTGACGCGGTCCTGATGAGGGCGCAGAAGCTGCGGGCTGAGGAGATGCAGGCGTTCGCGGAGGCGATCGGGGCGCACACCGGGAACCGGTGCGGCGAGGTAGTGGCGAGGGCTCTGGCGGCGGCATTCCGGTGACAGGGGGTGCCTCGTGGCGGCCCCGAACGAGATCACGCTCCGGCTCCGAATGCAGGAGGTCGCCCGGTTCATCGCCGACGCCCGCGCAGGCTCCGCAGCGATCAAGAGCCTGGAGGACCGGGTCGACTCCGCGGACCGGCGGGCCCGGTTCGCAGCTGGCAGCGGCAGCGGATTCGCTGCGCTCGCGACCACGGTTGGTGTGCTCGGCAGGGCCGCGGGGTGGACGGCTCTCGGTCTTGGTGTCATGGGCGGCGCGGTCGCCGCGGTGGGCACCCAGTCTGCGGCGGCGATGCAGCAGGCGAAGATCGGGTTCGAGACGATGCTGGGGTCGGCGGAGAAGGCCGACGCGTTCCTGCGGGACATGGCCAGGTTCGCCGAGCAGACCCCGTTCGACTTCCCGGGCCTGATCCAGGCGTCGCAGAAGCTGCTCGCGTTCGGGTTCGCCGCGGAGAAGATCAAGCCGATGCTCACCACCATCGGTGACGCGGCTTCCGGGCTCGGTGCTGGCGCGGAGGGCATCGACCGGATCACGTTGGCGATCGGCCAGATGCAGGCCAAGACGAAGATCCAGGGCGACGAGCTGTTGCAGCTCACGGAGATAGGGATCCCGGCCCTGCAGATCCTGGCCGAGGGCCTCGGGAAGTCCACCGCCAAGGTCTCGGAGATGTCCCGGAAGGGGCTGCTGTCGGCGAAGGAAGGCATCCCGATCCTGCTGGAGGGCATGGACCGCCGGTTCGGCGGGCTCATGGCCAAGCAGTCGAAGTCCCTGTCCGGACTGTGGTCGACGCTCAAGGACGTGTCGACCACGGCTGCGCGGAACCTGATGGAGCCGCTGGTGCCGGCGATGTCGGCGGCCCTGGAGCGGGCAAACGCGGCGATGCCTGGCCTGGCGGAGAGGGCCGGCCGGTTCTCCCGTCGGGCCACGAGGGAACTGCCGCGGGCGGTGTCTGCTCTGAAGTCCGGGGACACGGACTGGGCGGCGTGGCACCTGGACAAGGCGTTCGGCGGGACGGGTGCCCTGCGGGGCCCGGCGCAGGAGGCCATGGACATCGGCCGTGACCTGGCGAAGATCTGGCGTGAGGCCGTCGCGCCGGCGTTCCGGGACGTCGGTGACGCCCTGGGGCCGTTGAAGCCGCTGCTCGCGCCGATCACGGACCTGTCGAGCATCACCGGGTTCCTGGCGGATCACACCGATGGGCTGCACCGGGTGCTGACGGTGCTGCTGGCGACGCTGGTCTCGTACCGGGTGCTGGTCCTCGGGATCAACACGGTGCTGCGGGTCCACGCCGCGGTGACGGGGATCGTCGCGGCAGCGAAGGGCCGCGAGACCGCTGTCACGAATGCGCAGAAGGTCGCGGCGCTGGGGAACCTGGTCGTCACCAAGGCCAGTGTGCTGTGGGGCCGGATCCAGAACTCGACGATCGTGACGTTCGTTGGCGTGAAGGCACTGGAGGCCGGGGCGTGGGCGAAGTCCACGCTGCTCGCGGCCCGGCACACCGCGGCGATGGCAGCTCAGCGGGTCGCCATCATCGCGGTGCGGGCCGTGACCCTGGCGTGGGTCGCCGTGCAGTGGTTGTTGAACGCGGCGATGAACGCCAACCCCATCGGGTTGATCATCCTCGCGATCGCCGCGCTCGTAGCTGGAGTGATCTGGGCCTACAAGAAATTTCCTTGGTTTAGGGCTGCCGTTCAGGCTGCGATGCACGGGGCGAAGGTCGCCCTGGGGTGGCTGGTCGACGGCGCGAAGTTCGTGTGGAACTGGATCAAGGACCACTGGCCGATGATCAAAAAGTGGCTGATCGGCCCCATCGGCGCCGCAGTGCTGTACATCATCAGGCACTGGGACCAGGTGAAGGACGCGTTCACGGTCGAGGGCATGAAGCGCCGGCTCCGGTACCTGTGGGACGGGCTCAAGGAGGGGTTCCGGAACGCCCTGAACTTCATCATCGACAAGTGGAACGGCCTCAAGTTCACAACCCCGTCGTTCGAGGTGTTCGGGCAGGAGGTCGGCGGGATCACCGTCGGTGTCGTGCCCCTCCCCCGGCTGGAGCACGGCGGGACAGCGGTCGAGGGAGGCTGGTCCGTCGTCGGTGAGGCCGGACCCGAGCTCCGGTACCTGCCGAAGGGCGCGTCTGTCG